GTAGACTCTTGGACAGAAAAAGAAGATTTGCTTGCGTTGTTGCGATTTTGGATTCGTTGCGCTGTCTTTTGGTTCACGAATCGTGCGCCTCTGGACGCGTTGCAGGAAGCACATGATGAGACGAGGTTGCTGCGATCGTATGGGTCGCCTCCTCGGTCAAGCTCTACGAGATGGTCGCATTGTGTGGCCTTGGTGCGCTTGCCCTTGAGTCTGCACCAGTGGCACTCGGGATCTTCCTCGAGTGTAAGCCGGCGCACTTCCTTCCATTGCTTGGTGTTGTAGATCGGGTTACCTGCCATGGATCTCCATCCCGATGGTGCATCCGCACTTCTCTAGGTCTAAGCCTTTGATGATCTTCCAGCCTGTGTCTCGGCATTGTCCACAGGGCGTGTGGTTTGCTACTTGAGTACGCGTAGGGACTATCTCATAGTCTTTGTTTATCAGTTCTTGATATACATCGGTATTATCCCCATCAGGATTATCCCCACGAGGTGTGACCTGCGCTGATGTGTTTCGCACACCTTTATTCACAGCCTGTGGGGTGTCGAATACGAGTGTGTCGTACTGCCATTTACCCTGTTCGTCTTGATACCTTCGGCGCTTGATATAGCCAACGCACTCCAGCTCGGACATTGCTGTACGGATAGCATCTATCCCTTCCTTCTTAACTGTCGCGAGGTGTCGTGTGGAGGTTCTCCAGTTGTCAGGCTTGGACAGGACATAGATCAGGACGGCTGTGGCCTTGAAGGTGAGACGCGAGTCTTCAATGATCTCGTTACGGATCTGAGTCCAGTTTGACTCTGGTCTGGGCGCTCTGTAGATGCTCATACAATGTCTTCCAGTTTGACGCGCTTACCTTGACGATACGACTGATAGCCGGCGACCGTACCGTCCACGATGACCTTCACATATCGGTCTAGGTGCTGGTCTTGGTTGAGCATCGTCATCACGATGTGAGGGTTGGTGTGCAGCTCTCGCGCTTGTTTCTCGGTGAGCACTCGGGCCGAACCGACTCGATACATACAGATGACCTGATACTGGATCATTTGCCGAGCCTCGTCCAGTGACCGTCAATCAAAGTCTCGGCGAACATCACACTCTTAGAGCGAGCTTGAATGAAAATGCCGTCAATGGTCAGATATTCGCATTCACTGCCAGCGGTACGAATGGCGAAGATGTGAAGCCAATGGCGATTATTGTGATCGTCTCCAGCTTGGAAAAGGACTCGAATCGGTCGGACAGGTTGCATCCATTCGGAGATTGGGCGTTCGTCGGGGTTCATTGTGTTGATTCTTTCTCTTGTAGGGATTTGAAATGTTTGAGTGCTGCACTTGGTGGAGCGAGCTGTGAGATTGGCAGGTCGTAGCAGTCCTGCAGAAAATAGCGTCCACTTGGGACATGGTTGCCGTCCGCGTGATGGCGCATCATCTGATCACCTTCACGATGCAATGTCGCCATCCTGAAAAACTTGTCCCAAGAACATCCACCAAGAAGCCAGACGGCCTCAGGTGTGCCGGCGACATATTGAAGATGCGTGAAGAACATGAAGTCAGATTTTTCGGTGTGTTTGCTCATTGACGCGAAGTTGACGCGGTAATGCATCTCTGGTGATGTGCTGACCTTTTGTACTTTGACTTCTATCGTGTGGCCTGAGTGAAGTCGAATGTCGCTTTTGTTGTTTTGATGTTTGTACGCGAGGAGGTCGTTGTTCCAGCAGTAGTCGATCACAGCGATCTCACCGATCGCACCAAGAAGCGGATCTTCATCCTTGAAACTTGGTCGCTTCTTCATACCGTTCTGATTGATGCCGTCAAGAAGTTCGTTTGCTTCAACGATGAGACGCTCGGTCACTTGGACTCGAATCATCAGAAGGCTTCCCCGTTCGCGTTCACTTGAGCTTCTTTGAGTGACTCAATGAGAGCTGAGGCTTCTCGCTTTGTCGCCGGCACAGTGTCGGTATGACCGAGGGCTTTGAGGAGACGGAGCTGCGCTTCCGAAGGCTTGTCAGTAGAGAACGACTTCGGTTTCTCTTCGGTCTGACGATTCACCACTTCCTCCAATGAGGCCATCTTCGGGAACGACATCATCAGCCCAGCGAGCCTTCCGAGACAACTCGTGGACGCGTTCATCTGCTCGCTATCACGAGTAAACGAGGTCTTGCCGGGGAAAGGCTCAAAGCAGGTCGCCTGACAAGGGATCGGATCGTCAGGAGTACGCCAAGCCTGCATCGTGACACTAATGAAAGTCTTGTCACCGATCGTCACGATCTCTGGACGATGCTCCTTAATGCGAAGCTCGGGCCACTTCGCGAGAAGAGCTGCGAAGCGTGTCGGGACATCCACATAGTCACTGAGGTTCATACTTGGTCGCCTCCTCGAATCTGTTGATCGTTGAGGTCAATGATCCGAAAGGATCGCTCTCAGGCTTGTAGAAGCCGATCAGTTCGTCGTACAGATCTGATGCCATACCTTGCCACCAGAGGATTCTCTTGTCTCTCAGCTTCAGACGGAGCTCTAGATCGGCGATGTGCTTTTCCAGTTCCCTAATCGTCTGAGCCATACCGTCGGGGTTACTCATTGGATTTCCTTCCTAGTTGGATAATCCGAACACTACAGGACGGGTCTGTCAGAGATGAGCATTGCCCTCCGCTGGTTCTCTGAAGTGCCTCCCCAGATACCGGGCAGAGCTCGCGGCTCAAAGGTGAGCGCATAGTTGAGACAGTCCTGAATCACTGGACAGTCTTGACAGACGGCGACGGCCTGACGAAGTTGATGCCAAGCGTTCGGGCCTTGCTCAGGGAAGAACCAGTCCACAGGGAGATCACGACAAGCCGCGTCTAGTTGCCAATCTGGGCGACTCAGCATGGCAAGCTCCAAGGTTGCCATCCACACTTCCCAGCTTCTTCGCGACTGTTCCACAGTAAGAACGCGAAGCGAAGATTCGAGGAAGGGATCGCCATGTCATCAAGCGTCCAGCCCATCTCGGAGAGCCATTCTTCGTGGATCTGGTTGATCTGAGTCAGGCCGTAGTCATGACCATTGAACCATTCGGAGTCCGCTGAGATCGCCTGACAGCGCGATTCTTTCCACATGACCTGACCGAGCCTCTGCAGCACTTCGGTCTTGTTAGGCCAGCCCATCTCTACGGCGAGCGGTAGCCATTCTTGACACTTAGTGTCGGGATCTATCTGGGCGAGCTGTACGAGCGTCGTAGTGGTCTCTACGGGCTCGTCATAGATACTCGCGTTCTCTTCTGCCATCTGCTGGAGGATCTCGGCTTCACGATCGGCTTCTTGCTCTTGAGTTAACGGCACGATCTGAACGGTCTGAGGGACTCGGACGGTCGGCTCGGGCGGTGACTCTCCTCCTGATCCGAAGATCAAGACAAGACTGAAATAACCTGCAGCGACAAACGCTAGGAACTTGAACGGATTCATTATGTGCCTCCAGTGTCGGGGCTCAGCTGGTGCTGTGCTCTCTTGGCTCAATCAGTTGACCGAACCAGTGACCAGATGTCAAGTCATTGAGCGAAGATTCGAGCGAACGCTTCCTCTACGAGCTTCGGATTATCCGCCATCAGTGGCGAGATCTCAACATGAGTCCAGTCAGCTCCGGGCGTTCCTCCGTTGCGTGTGGCAGTCCAAGCCTTCCAAGCGTCACGATCACATCGGTAGCCTGCTCCCCACTTTGTGAGACCTGTGAGAGGGCATCCAGTGCCGTCGTAGGCGTGAATCTCTTCAATGTTCAGATCTACACGATGAGTGAACAAGAACTCCACAAGAGCTTTCCGTTGAGCTTTCGTACCCTTGAGGTCAGTCGCTCGCCATGTCGCGTGTACTGACAGCGATGACCCTGATCGCATTGGACGATTCGCATAGATGCCGATGTTCTTCACGCCGAAGAGGAACTCACAGAACTCCACGAATCGCTTTGTGCCGGCGCGTGGTGTGGGATGGTTGCCTTCTTTGTTGCCTGTGTACGGTCTAGGGCTCATCGTGTTTTTCCTTGTCTTTGAGGCCATTAGAGGCGAGGATTCCTGAGAGTGCTCCGGTGAGGAACAACATCATCGGTGAAAGTAGTGACCATGCGCTCTCGTCATTGGGCGAAACTTTGTCGATCGGCTGTACGACGAATAAAAGTCCGTAGATCAGTGAAGCGGTGCTTAGGACAAAAGTGAGCGAGAGCGTGATGCCGACGATGAGGATGAGTCGGGCCTTGATCTCGGAGTTTGTGTATTTCTTCATTGGTCGCACCTTGTGGCTGTTGGTTTAGTTTCGCAGGTGTGTCGAGTGCGGTCGCTACACCCAGTCACGACAAACATCAGGACGACGGCGAGAGCTGCGATCACGGCAAGAGTTTTCATGGTGTATCGGGGAAGTCGGCTTCAGGTCCTGCGGTCCATGTGGCTGGGAAGTCTCGTAGTGCTTGGCGGTATGTCGCCCATGCTTCACGGTCTACGGTTGCGTCTGGTAATTGTGTCCAGTCGGATTCGGCAAGTAGGCGGTCACGGTGGTGGCGCATCATTGTTTCGTTGTCTACTAAATCGTTTTTAACTTGAATAATCATGGCTTACCTAAGTCCTCAATCCAAAACTGACGCAAAAGTGTTGCATTACCAAAATCTTGCACTGAAGTATTGGCACTGAACGCAGCGATTCTTACAGTCCAAGTAATTGAAGCGGACGCTGTAGCCAAATAAAGAAAACTGGTGTTATGACTTGGTGCGAAAATTGTTGACATTGAGCCACTAAAAATGTTGAATTGTTTAACTTCAACCCCAGCCCTAAACAATGACATAGTGATTGATTGTTGACCACCGATTGGGTATGGGTATCCGCTGTAGTTGATTCGATACAAACGACCATTTACCTCGTTGATTGTTAGCGTTGCACCGTTTGCTTGCAGTGTCGTGTGGGGTGCAACAGTCGTGAAAGCGGTGTTGATTGACTGTCGGGCAACCACGCCAAACGGAAGTGAATTAACCTGTTCCGCTGTCAGAACAGCACCAGCCGAAAAGGTTGTGTTAGGTGTAGCCATGATTCTCCTTTACCAGCCGAGTCGACTGGTGTCTAGTATTCCGTTGACTGAGTCGTCAAGTATGAACGCACTCCAGTTATACCAAGGCTTTGTCCTGAATGTGACGATCATGTCCTCGGGTGTGCCTGAGATAGTTCGGCCTGTGATCACATTCTGAGTCGTCACTGTTGTCGCTGTGCCGACGGGCTTGTACTTAAGCTCTAAGCGTTCCCAGATACCGGTCAACATGTCAATCATTTTGAAGAAAGTCTCTTTTTGAGTCCAGTTAGTCAACGGCTTAATCTGTGACAGTTTGACCGTCAAAGCTGTTGGCACATACTCGAGCGTGTTGTATCGGTTGCCGAGTGCCGATGTGAGGTAGGTCTGCCCTGAGGTAATCAAAAAGACTTGAGGCCATGCAATAACTTTTGTGCCGTAGGTCGTGGTGCTTGCGCCGTTTGTGGCAAAAGTGACTCCACCGCTTGTGGCTGTTGTTTGTGCTCCTGTAGCGAAGTCGGCTCTGTTGTATGACGCGCTCAAAGTTTGAAAAACGATAGATGTCCCTGTGGAAGCAATATCGGAGCCGTAAACGGGATACGGGCCGTTCCGATCAAACTTGCTCCGTAGTGGCGTGTAGTAGAGAACGATTGACTGGTAAGTCGTGGCAGACCCAGCAAGTGTTGAGTAAACGGGCCACGAGATCGCTGCAGAGGATGGAAGATGTCGAGTGCTGATGAGGTCTGACACTCCGCCGGCGGTCGGTGTCCCTGAGACTGTTTCAACTGTTCCGTCGTTGTCACCTAGTGACTCAAAGATTCCTGTTGCTGTTCCGCCCAATGTTGGAAACTGAACATTTGTCAGCACTTGAGCAATCTTGGTGGGCATTGTTTCAAGTGATGTAATTCCGACGATATCGGTGCGTGTTGGTGATGAAAAAGTGAACGCGTCAACACATGAGAAGGATGCTTTTGAGTCCTTGTATCCGGAGTCAATGGTGAAGTCGGTACAGATGCCCTCAAACAGGTAGTAGTCCAGAACTGTTCCGTCGTCGTATGTGAAGGTGAGGAGGAACTTTGCCCCGAACCAGTTAGTCGTTGAGAAAGTTCCTCCGCCGTTTGGGGTGAACTCATTGAGGAAGTTCTTCATTGTGAACGAAGCGGTCGCTGTCCCCATTGTGAAGATTCCAGCGTCCAGATCTGTCGTGTATGACAACATGTAGGAGCTGAGGTCTACTGTGCTACCTGTCGCCAATTTGACCGACAAGGTCGTCGTGTAGGTGATTGGGCCTGCCATGTCAGCCTCGAAACGCGGTCGGGTTTACCGTGATCGGTAGAGCTCCACGATCGCGGATGTACTGCTGGAGAGCTGCGACGACAGCGTTCGGGTCGGCGCTTGACACATTGATCGTTATACCGCTTCCGCCACCTGCTCCCATACTGCCGAGCTTTGACAACGGGATCACTGCTTCGGGTTCACGGCCTTCGCCGATCATGGCGATCGTCGGACTGGTGACGATTCCGCCTTCGGCTAGTCGAGGCAGTTTCACATCTGGGATTGTTCCGAAGTTGACCCATGGCCCGGCTGCTTTGTCAATGCCGTCAAGGATGATGTTCAGTCCTTTGATGGCAAAGTTCAAGCCTTTTTCCATTGCTGAGATGACTGCGTTGATGACTCCTTTGAACGCTCCGCCTACTCCGTCAAAGATTGCAACGGCTAGATCTTTGAGTTCGCCGAATCCTGCTTTGATTG